CGGAGGCGCTCCTCTTGCTTCTTCGTTCTCCGTCCCATGCTACTTTCTCCTCCTGTTGTTTCGAGGGACACGCTTCGACGCGCCCCGGTGTGTCTCGCTGACCCTGTCAAGGATCTCCTGGGACGCCATCGGGCGACCCTGCGCCGATGCCAGCTCCGCGGACAACTGTTCGGCGACGGACTTCCACCCGACCCGACCAGCCTCCCTGCGATACGTGAACGACCAGCCCGCGCCGCGGACCCCCTCCGACTCGCCGAGTCGGTAGATCATCTCGTCCTGGAGCTGCTTCTTGCGCTCCTTCAGCAGCTTGATCCGTGCCGAGCAGGCGAGCAGACGCCGGGAGATCTCAGCCTCCTCTTCATCGGCGTCCCGCATCCCACGGGTCACGTCGGGGTAGCGTTGGAACAGCCAGTCCCGTCGCTCGGTCGGGCTCGGCAACGGGGGGCGGCGCTCCTGTACGTGCTTCACCCAGAACCGGCCGCACTCCTGGGTGAACAGGTTCGCTAGCTGGGGATCGGCCTCCTCGGTCCAGCGCCGCGGCGTGGTGTCGCCGACGAGCGCGAAGATATCGCAGCGCGGCAGCCCCAGGATCGAGGCGTACCATTGCGCCTGCATCCGGGCGAATGCCGGTGCTTCCGTCTCCTTCCAGGCTCGGTTGAAGGCGACCGGGCGTTTCAGTTCCAGCACCGCGACCGGGTCGCTGCCGTCGTAGACGAGCCGATCGACGGAGGCACGACGCCATGGCTTCAGCGGATCGCAGACCATCGGGATCTTGACAGTTCGGAGCCCGGTGGCCTCCTCGTAGAGACGTGCAAGCAGGTCTTCGAGAGCTCTCCCGATGGCGGCGGCGACGTTGTCGATGGCTCGGCCGTCCTCGGTAGGCTCCTCGATCTTCGACTGGTAGACGGCGAGCGGCGTCGCCCATTCCGGCGGCTCGTCGTAGGCACCGCACAGCGCCGGAACGTCCGAGCCCCCGATGCCACCGCGGCGGAGCTCCAGCCAAGCGGCGGGGTCGTGCTGCTGCAGGTCGGGATCGTCGGTCAGGGCCAGGGCGCCGTGGATTCGTGTCTCGGTCATCAGTCCCACCTGTCGATCGTGTAGTCCGCGGTCCCGGCTCCGGTCGTGACTCGGAGTTGCAGCGGGTATCCCCCGCTCGGGTCCTCGATCATCAGCCCGCAGGCCGAGGCCTCGTTGTACCCTCCGAGCTTGCTCCGGTTGCTGTGTGCCTCTATGACACTACGCACACCATGGAGCTCGCTCCGAAGCGTCTCAGGGAAGAGCGCGAGCCCCTTCGCGTTGATCTCCCGGCATCCCCGCAGCAGGAAGATCGCCCCCCGGGACTGGTGCGGGAATGCCCCCTCGTCGTACCAGTGTGCAGGCCGGAGACAGACCCCGGTTACATCCACCCATTGGAGCTCTCGCAGTCCCCAGCGCTGAGGCCTCGAGCCGCGGCTGTACGTGTAGAGCGACACCGGGTTTCGCTTGTCTGGCAAGTCCCACTGAAGGATCGCCGGGGCGTCCGGGTCCTGGGCTGTCACCAGCCCGGCGAAGCTGTCGACTCGACACGGCCTGGCCTGGATCCGGCGAGCGGCCGGAAGCACCTTCCGCCGGAACCGCGCCCAGGTGACATGCTGCTTCGTCCGGGTGATCCACTCCGGGTCCGTCTGCTCGCGCGTCGGCAGGCCGGCGAAGAGGGGCTCCGACGAGTCAGCTTGCACGAGCTCGTCCGGCTCCGAGCCTTCGGGCCGCCACAGTGTCACCACCTCGTCCAGCCTGGCGAAGCGGCGGGCGAAAGCAGCGCGCAGTCCCAGATCCTCTACGAGCTTCTCGGCGACCTTCACGGCGCCGACCTTCGGTGCTGCCTGCGGTCGCTGGTACTGCGTCGGGTCGAGCTTGTCGCGCCATCGTCGCTGGATGTTCTGCAGTGACAAGCCCCGCTGAACGTCCTCGAGGAGCGTGCCGAGCACACCGCCCCGGACGTGGCACCAACCTTCGGGAGCGGTCGCGACGGCTCGCCATATCAGATGGTTTCGGCGCTTGCCCCGCGGCTTGGCGATCGACTTCTTCAAGGTCAGCAGCCAGCGAGCCTGCTCCAGGTGTCGATTCGAGCGGTACAGCTGATCCTGTGCTAGCAGAGCCGTGCCCCGCTCGATCGTCGGCTGTGCGAACTCCCCGAGACCGCGGGCCAGCATCCGGAACCGCTCGACGCTCCAAGCCGTCTTCTGGCTGGGCCCGCTCATCGCCGGCAGCAGCGACCGGTGGCCGTCCGGGAGCTCCGCGGCGAGGTGATGCCAGACGCAGTCGTTCTCTCGGTCCCGGTTGCGCGGCAGTCCGAGCACCCTTTCGGTCGTGTACCAGACTCCGACGACCTTGCCGCGCCGGACGCGCCGAGCTAGAGCGGCGACGGACTCCTCGAAGAAGGGCGGCGCCTCGTCGGGGTCCCAGGCCACCGGAATCAGGTCTCCGGACTCGTCGATCACCACGAGACTACCGAACTGCTCGACGAAGCGCCGGCACGCCGAGCAGCTGTAGTGCCCTCGTCGCGCCGGCAGGTTGCCCAGGTACGTGTACCAGAGATCGGACTTGCCCGAGGGCTCGACCAGAAAGAGCGGCCCCGTGGTCCTGGTGAAGCGCTCGCGGACGAGCTCTAGCAGTCGCTCGTAGTCGCGCCCGTCGTTCCCGTCTGCTGCTGTGGCTACAGCGGTCATGTCCTCTCCTCCTCGTGCCATGCGATCACTCGATGCAGCGCATACCTGGCCTCTTCTTCGTCGATTCCTTCTGATTCTGCGACATGCTGCCAGTTCTCCTGCCACCATGCGATCGCGCCGACCCGGCAGCCGGCCTTGATCACCTGCCACGGCCCGATGCTTGACACCCGGTGGCCGGCAACCCCTGTTATTGGATCGCCGTCGCCGAAGCCGTCGCCGAAGCCGGGGCCGAAGCCGGAGCCGAAGCCGGAGCCGGAGCCGAAGCCGTCGCCGTCGCCGTCGCCGGAGCCGAAGCCGAAGCCGAAGCCGGAGCCGGAGCCGAAGCCGTCGCCGTCGCCGTCGCCGGAGCCGAAGCCGAAGCCGGAGCCGAAGCCGAAGCCGAAGCCGGAGCCGTCGCCGTCGCCGAAGCCGAAGCCGAAGCCGAAGCCGAAGCCGGAGCCGGAGCCGGGGCCGAAGCCGAAGCCGAAGCCGCTATTCGGCTGGCCAGCCATCGATCTTCTCGGCGGCTTCCGGCGTGACGGCCAGGCATTCCTGCCAGCATGTCTCCACGAGCCTCGGAACGGCGTGGGTGATTCGGCTGCCCGACCCTGGGCCAACCGCTGCGACCCCGAAAAGCCCGCCGCGACCTTCCCAGCGGATGATCATGCGGGCATCGTGCATCGTGACAGGTTCGCCCGGCGTGGGCTCCTCCTCTACTCGGCCATAGACGACGGCGCGACCGTTCGCACCACAACACAGGATGATGGGGATCATGCTTTCTCTCTCTCCTCCGGCTGCATCCCTCGCAGCTCGTGTCGTGACGGTGCCATGGGGCTGCGGGGCGTGTCAAGTGTTTTTCGCTTGACATAGGGCGAGGCGTTGCGCCACGATGCGGGGCACAACACGGAGGGCGTATGGACCATGTGGCAGAGAACATCCGACGGCGTCGAGAGCAACTCCGACTCACTCAAGAGGAGCTCGGAGAACTGATCGGGGTCACCAATACGACGATCCTCCGGTACGAGCGACCGGGAACCGGTATCAGCATCGAGCGGCTTGGCCAGCTCGCAACGGCACTTTGGTGCGAGCCGGCTGATCTGCTTGATCCGAAGTGGGACTGCCCGCCCCCGCATCCGAGCTTTGGCGAGGTGGGGTGATGGGCGCTGCGGGAATGAGCGGGATACTCCGGGTGGTCGGGGCCGCGATGAGGTGGCGCCGGAACGTGCTGGAGATCAGGCGGCTGCGGGCGTCGCTGGAGCGGTGCGAGGACGAGATCACGTGGGAGGAAGCCGAGGAGATACAACGCGGCACCGACCAGTACTGCGCGACGTTTCCGCCGTGCTGGAAGCGCCACCGCCACCCGGCGAACGGCTGGTGGACGACTTCTGCGACGCCTGCAAGCGCAACGAGCCCAAGGCTGCCGAGCTGCGTCGGCTCAGAGGGAAGCGCGGCGGGTACACCTCGGCGCTGTCGCGCGCGGTCGATCGGTTCATGAAGGCGAGCGAGGAGGCTGGCTGATGGTGAGCGCCAATCCAACGGCAGAGAACTGGCGCGTGATCGCCTTCGCGCTCCACGGTGTCCCGTTTGACGCCTGCACTCCGAGGCTCTACAGAAACTCGGTCAACCGGTGCATACAAGAGGGGTGGATCGCCAAGGTATCCGGCCGATATCACGTGACGGACAAGGCTCCCGCCATCGCTCGGATACCGGAGCACGCCATGAGCGAGGCACGCGAGATGGCCAACATGGTGGCGCTCAGGAACGCCGGCGACAGCAAGCGCACGGCGGATCGAATCAAGACGCTGGCGCGGTACGCCCTCAGCAGGAAACATGTAAGAGAGCTTGCTGTCTGGTTCGTCCAGGAAGCCTGCGGGGATGACAGC